ATGAAATTTCGATCTCTCCTGCCGTGGGGCTCCCCGGCGGGCCGCAAGCCCGTGCCCGAACGTCATGACGTACCCGAACGAAAAGCCGCCACCGGCTTCGTGTCGCTGACATCGCAGGGCAGCGCGAGCTGGACCGGGCGCTCCTACGCGGCCCTGTCGCGCGAGGGCTTCATGCGCAATCCGGTGGCACATCGCTGCGTGAGGATGATTTCGGAGGCGGCGGCCTCGGTGCCGCTCTTGATCTACGAGCAGGACAGCGAGCGGCCCGATCACCCCCTGCTTCATCTCCTGCTCCAGCCGAACGCCCGCATGAGCGGCCCCGATTTCTTCGAGGTGCTCTACGGCCACCTGCTGCTGTCGGGCAATGCCTATGTCGAGCCGGTCGAGATCGGCGGCGCGCTGCGCGAGCTGCACCTGTTGCGGCCGGATCGCATCGGCATCGTCGAGGGCCGCGACGGCTGGACGGAGGCCTATGACTACCGCGCCGGCGGGCTCGTCCGCCGCTTTCCCGTCGAGACGGATGGGATCGGCCTGCTGCATCTGAAGCTCTTCCACCCGCTCGACGATCATCTCGGTTTTCCGCCGCTGGCGGCGGCCCAGGTGGCGCTCGATCTCTCCAATGCGGCCGCCGCCTGGAACAAGGCGTTGCTGGATAATTCCGCGCGCCCCTCCGGCGCGCTCGTCTACCAGCCCAAGGAGGGCGGCAACCTTTCGCCCGATCAGTATGAGCGGTTGAAACAGGAGCTCGACGAGGGCTATTCCGGCCCGATGCGCGCCGGCCGGCCGCTGCTGCTCGAAGGCGGGCTCGACTGGAAATCCATGGGGCTTTCGCCCAAGGACATGGATTTCGTCGAGGCCCGCAACGGTGCCGCCCGCGACATCGCGCTCGCCTTCGGCGTGCCCCCCATGCTGCTCGGCATCCCCGGCGACAACACCTACGCCAACTACCAGGAAGCCAACCGCGCCTTCTACAGGCTGACCGTGCTGCCGATGCTGACCCGCACGCTGGCGACGCTGTCGACCTGGGCGGCGGCAGGCTACGGCGACGGGCTGCGGCTGGAACCGGATCTCGACAAGGTCGCGGGTCTCGGCGCCGAACGCGGCGAGCTCTGGAAACGGTTGGGCGAGGCGGCGTTTCTGACGGATGAGGAGAAGCGGCAGGCGGTGGGGTATTGAGGGGGCGTCTGGCTAAGTGCAGGCATAGAGTGTAAATTATGCCGATGCACTCAGCGCTTCCCGACGGTCTGACATACCAGCCGGATTTCATCTCCGAGGAGATGGCCGATGCGCTCGTCGCGGCGCTGGATGGGTCGCCATGGGACGAGACCCTGAAGCGCCGCGTCCAGCATTTCGGATATCGTTATGACTATCGCGCCCGGGCGGTGACCGGTGATGCCTATCTTGGGGCTCTGCCGGATTGGCTTCGCGACGTGGTTGCCCGCCTAGTATCGGGTCGGCACTTCGTAGAGCCGCCTGATCAGGTCATCGCCAACGAATATCATCCGGGGCAGGGGATCAGCGCCCACGTCGATTGCGTCCCCTGTTTCGGCGACAACATCGCCTCGCTCAGCCTCCTGTCAACTTGCGAGATGATCTTCCGTCATCCCGCCACCGGCGAGAAACGGACGTTGACGCTGGAACCGCGTTCGCTGCTGAAAATGGATGGCCCGGCGCGCTATGAATGGACGCATGAGATTCCGGCGCGGCTTGCCGATATCGTCGATGGCGAGAAGCGCCCACGCGGACGGCGGATATCGCTGACGTTTCGCAACGTCGTCAGGACGACGAGTGCGGAGCTGACGTTGAGGCCTGTTTCGAAATTTGTTATACACCGTATTACAAATTGAGGAGCCAGCCGATGACCAAGCCCGTTCTCTCCGACCCGATTGCCCTGCGCATTCCAGAAGACATGTTGAAGGACATCGAGACCATCGCCAAGGCCACCGACCGCAGCCGTAGCTGGGTCATCGTCCGGGCGCTGAAATATTACCTCATGGAAGAGGGGAATGATGTTCTGCAGACGCTGAAGGGCGAAGAGCAGATCCGCAATGGCGAGACCGTTGATTTCGAGGAGTTCATGCGGGAACTGACATCGTCTCCCAGAGATGACGCGGCATGATGAAGGTCATTCTTTCCAAGGATGCCGCGGACTATCTCAGCCACGAATATGGCTATCTCAGCGCGTTCAATTCCCGCGCTGCCGACGCCGCCATGGCAAGAATCCAAGGCGGCATTAGAAGGCTCGCCGCCTATCCCCAGGTCGGCGCTCCCGTGCCTGTGCTGACAGGACGCCGCCAGTTGGTCGTCGGCCCCTATATCATCACCTACCGCATCGGCCACGATGCCATCATGGTCTCCAACATCACCCACGGCAGACAGCGCGAGCAACTGGACAGGGACGACGGGCTCGACGAGAGCGACTGACGCGTCACGGGTGCCGCGCGGGTTTTGAACCTCGTTGGGCTGATCTCATCGGTAATTGATTCATCGTGTGAACCGTCGGACTCAATCTTAGAACGGCTATCCGCAACAGACTCAAAAGACAGCAGAATTGAATCGGCCGCAGCATCGCTGCGGTGGAAGACGTGCGCCTCGCGCACCCCCACACACCACACACAAAGGCCCAAACCAATGGCCGATTTCTCCAACGAAACAGGGCTCTGGGCGACCAGGGCGCTGGGCGCGTCGGCGGGTGCCGCCGTGTCGCTGATCTATCTTTTGCCGAAGAGCCGGCGCGAGGCGGCGAGCCGGTTTTTCACCGGTCTTTCCTGCGGTCTCATCTTCGGCGGCCCGAGCGGGCTCTGGATCGCCGAGCAGCTGCAGCTTTCCGACCAGCTCTCCGTGTCCGAGGTGATGCTGTCGGGCTCGGCCGCATCCAGCCTCTGCGCCTGGTGGGGGCTCGGCATTCTCCAGCGCATCGCCGGCCGCTACGGCGCCCGCAATCGGTAAGGCACCGGCCACAAAACCATGAAACGAGGAGCATGATCATGACCGCAAGCCGCGCGCTGGCGCGAACCCCCACGCGCCTGTCCACCCGGGCCGTTCCCGGCGCGGATACGCGCAAGTTCGCCAATCTGGAGCTGCGTGGCCTCAGCCGTGACGGCACCTTTTCCGGCTATGCCAGCGTCTTCGGCGAGGTCGATCTCGGCAAGGACGCGATCGAGCGCGGCGCCTTTCTGCGTTCGCTGAAGACGCGTGGTGCGGCTGGCGTGCGCATGCTCTTCCAGCACGATCCGGCCGAGCCGATCGGCGCCTGGAAGACGATCCGCGAGGATAGCCGCGGGCTCTATGTCGAGGGCGTGCTCGCCGATGGCGTCAGCCGCGCCCGCGAGGTGCATCAGCTCTTGAAGAACGGCGCGCTCGATGGCCTCTCGATCGGCTTTCGCACCGTCCGCGCCAAGACCGATGCCAAGTCCGGTGTGCGCCGCATCCTCGAGGCCGATCTCTGGGAGATCTCGGTGGTGACCTTCCCGATGCTGCCGTCCGCCCGCGTGCAGAACATCAAGAATGCGCGGTGGTTCCGCGACAAGGAGACCGAGCTCGTCCGCGCCATGCGCCGGGCCGCCCGGATGATGCTGCAAGACACATTCAAGTAGACCCTCCAGAAAGGATGATCCCGCAATGACCGACACGCAGATTGCCGCCTCCCACGCGAAGGCCGCACCCGAGATCAAGGCCGCGCCGGAAATGACCGCCGCCTTCGACGAGTTCATGGAAGCCTTCGAGGCCTTCAAGGAAACCAACGATGCCAGGCTCGGTGAGATCGAGCAGAAGCTGACGTCCGATGTCGTCACCCGCGACAAGATGGACCGCATCAGCCGCGCGATGGACGAGCAGAAGAAGGTCCTGGACCAGCTGGCGCTGAAAAAGGCGCGCCCGCCGCTTGGCCGCACCGCATCGGCGAGCGCCGAGATCACCGAACACAAGCAGGCCTTCGAGCAGTACATCCGCCGGGGCGACGAGGCCGGCCTGCGCGAGATCGAGGCCAAGGCCATGTCCTCGGGCTCGGGTGCCGATGGCGGCTATCTCGTGCCCGACGAGACCGACAGCGCGATCGGCCGCCGCCTTTCCGTGGTCTCGCCGATCCGCTCGATCGCCACGGTGCGTCAGGTTTCCGGCGCGGTGCTGAAGAAGCCCTTCGCGATCTCCGGCATGGCGTCCGGCTGGGTGGCCGAGACCGCCGCGCGGCCTCAGACCAATAGCGCCCAGCTTGCCGAGTTGAGCTTCCCGACCATGGAACTCTACGCCATGCCGGCAGCCACCCAGGCGCTGCTCGACGATGCCGCCGTCGATATCGAGGCCTGGATCTCGAGCGAGGTCGACACCGTCTTCGCCGAGCAGGAAGGTGCGGCCTTCGTCGCCGGCGACGGCGTCAACAAGCCTAAGGGTCTTCTTGCCTATCCTGTTGTCGCCGACAGCGCCTGGAGCTGGGGCAATCTCGGCTACATCGCCACCGGCGCCGCCGGCGGCTTCAAGGCGACCGGCGCTTCGGACACCCTGATCGACACGATCTATTCGCTGAAGGCGGGCCACCGCCAGAACGCCAACTTCGTGATGAACCGCAAGTCCCAGGCCGAGGTGCGCAAGCTGAAGGACGCCGAAGGCCGCTACCTCTGGCAGCCGCCGGCAACGGCGGGCGAAGCAGCCTCGCTCGTCGGCTTTCCCGTCGTCGAGGCCGAGGACATGCCCGACATCGCCGCCAATGCGCTGTCGATCGCCTTCGGCGATTTTCGTGCGGGCTATCTGGTGGTCGACCGCACGGGGGTGCGCGTGCTGCGCGATCCCTATTCGGCCAAGCCGTATGTGTTGTTCTACACGACGAAACGGGTCGGCGGCGGGGTGCAGAACTTCGAGGCGATCAAGCTGGTGAAGTTTGCGGTGAGTTGAGTGGATGAGGGGGTGTGGGTTGTGCCGCGCGGTCTCGAACGTGGTTTGCGTTGTGCCCGGAGCCCCCTCATCCCCGGTGCAACAAGTTGCACCTGAGCTGCCGCCACCTTCTCCCCGCGGGGGAGAAGGGAAGATGGAGCGAGCGGCCAACCCCGAGTCTCTTCTCCCCAGCGGGGAGAAGGTGCCGGCAGGCGGATGAGGGGGCCACCTGCTCCAGCCTCTCAAAGGCACCCACCCACCACACCCACACCACCAGGAACCCCACCCATGACCTACGCCCTCATCACCCCACCCGCATCCGAACCCATCACCCTCGCCGAGACCAAATCCCACCTGCGCCTCGACGATACCAACGAGGACACGCTGCTCATCTCCCTCATCCGCACCGCCCGCGAACATCTGGAGCGCACCACCGGCCTCAGCCTCATCACCCAGACCTGGCGCCTCTATCTTGATTCAGTTCCTGAAGACGGCGTGATTCAGATCGCGAGAGGTCCGGTCCAAACCATTGAAAGCCTGAGGCTTTACGATGCATCCGGCGAAGAGGTCCAACTGCCGCTGGCCGGCCACATCCTCGACGGCCGCGCCCGCCCGGCGCGTCTCGTGCTCGGCCGCGCCATAAGTGCGGGCCAGCCGATCAACGGCATCGAGATCGATTTCACCGCCGGCTTCGGCGAGAGCGGCGCCGAGGTGCCGGATACGCTGAAGCGGGCGATGCTGATGCATGTCACGCAGATGTTTTCGTTTCGCGGCACGGTCGCGGCGGAGGATCAGCCGGCCGATATTCCCTCGGGTTACGACCGCCTGATAGCGCCCTTCATGATCAGGAGGCTCTGATGCGCTCGGTCTTCTTCGACCCCGGCCAGATGACCGCGCGGCTGGCGCTGGAAGCGCCGGTCGAGACGCCGGACGGGCAGGGCGGCGCTACCGTCGCGTTTGCCGAAATCGCCTCCTTCTGGGCACGCATCGAACCTGTCGGCGAACTCCGCGAGGAGCAGGCGGGCGCCGACGTCTTCACGCTGACCCACCGCGTCTGGCTGCGCTTCCGCGACGATCTCAAGGCCGGCATGCGGCTGCGCAAGGGCGCGCGCGCCTTTTCGATCCGCGCCTGGCGCGACCCCGACGAGCGCGGCAATTATCTCGTCTGCCTGTGCGAGGAGGAAAGCCGATGAGCGCCGCGAACCAGCTGCTGACGGCGATCCAGGCACGCCTCGCCGACGATGCGGAACTATCGGCCATGATCGGCCCTGAAGGCCTGCGCGACCGGCTGGTCTCGGGCCGAAAACTCCCCGCCGTCGTCGTCGCCGACATCGCGAGCAACGACTATTCGACGGCGACCGAAACCGGCGCCGAGCACCTGCTGACGCTGGAGATCTGGACCGACGCCGGCGGCCGCGGGCAGGCATCCACCATCGCGGAACGCCTGCGCGCACTGCTGCAAGACGCGCCGCTGTCGTTGGAGACCCACCACCTCGTCGGCCTGCTGCACCAATCGACCCGCACCCGCCGCGAACCGAAGACGCGGCTGCATGTCGCCGAGATCCGGTTCCGGGCGGTGACGGAGATGGTGGTCGGGGTTTCGGGCGGCTGACAGCCCACGTCTGGACGGTTGAGCCATCTTTCTGTATAGACATTGTTCATACGAATTTATGGATGTGCATGCGGAGTGACTGACATGCCCGGCGTCAAGAAAAGCGAAACCATCAACCTGCGCATCGATACCGAGACGCGCGAGATCATCGCGCGTGCCGCCGCCGTCAGCGGCAAGTCGCTCACGGCATTCATGACCGAAGCGGCGTTCTATTCGGCGCAGAAGGAGTTGCTGGATCAGCGTTTCATCGGTGTCGATGCGGCCGTCTTCGATGCCGTCAAGGGGCTTCTCGACGAACCGGCAAAGGCGAACGACAAGCTGGTGGCGCTGTTCAAATCCAACGCCGAATGGATCGACTGACGGATGTTTCGCAAGCCCGTTCCTCTCAGCGAACACCATCTCGTCGATGATTTCGACAGCGGCAAGCCGGCGCTGGATGGCTTTTTGAAGGACATGGCGCTTTACAATCAGCAGCAGGAATATACCCGGACCGTCGTCATCGCGACCGAGGATTACCGCGTCGTCGGCTATCACTCGCTGTGCGCGGGCATGATCAGCCGCAACAGCGCGCCGAGGCAGGTCAAGGGGCATCGGGCACCGGGCGAGATACCCGTTGCGCTGCTGGCGCGGCTTGCGGTCGACCGCCGCCATCAGAATGTTGGGCTGGGCAGGGCGTTGTTGAAACACGCGCTGATGTCCGTCGTCTCCTCATCGCGCTCGGTCGCCTTCCGCGCCGTCATGGTTCATGCCTTGGACGACGAGGCGGAGGCCTTCTATCTGAAATTCGGCTTTCGCGCGGCCAAGGGCCTCGAGCGCACGCTGCTTTTGCCGACAAAGGACATCGTCGCTTCGCTGGCTCAGGCGACCTGAACGGCCGGCCCCCGGCCGATCGTTAAAAACACATCGTCGATGACATCGCGGGCGTCCCTCACGGGGCGCCCTTTTTCGTGGAAGGGATAAGGCCATGGTGGCGCAGAAGGGCAAGGACCTGCTGTTGAGGGTTTTCAACGGCACGGATTATGAAACGGTGGCGGGGCTGCGCTCGAAGCGGCTGGCCTTCAATGCCGAGACGGTGGATGTGACCGATGCCGAAAGCGCCGGGCGCTGGCGCGAGCTTCTGGGTGGGGCCGGCGTGCAGCGGGCCTCGGTGTCGGGTTCAGGCATCTTCAAGGACGCGGCCTCCGACCAGCTGGTGCGCAACGCCTTCTTCAATGCCTCGATCCTCGGCTGGCAGATCGTCGTGCCGGATTTCGGCACCGTCACCGGCCCGTTCCAGGCGAGTGCGCTTGAATATTCCGGCCAATACAATGGCGAGGTGATGTTCGAGCTGGCGCTGGAATCGGCCGGCGCGATATCGTTCGAGGCGCTGTGATGGCGGGCGGGACCGTACGCGGACAGGCTTTGTCGGGCCATGCGGGAGGGCCGGCAGCTGGCGGGCGAAGGGCCAATCGACGGCGCGGCGAGATCGAGGCCGAGATCGACGGCGAGCGGCGGGTGTTGTGCCTGACGCTGGGCGCGCTGGCCGAGCTCGAGACGGCGTTTTCGGTCGACAGCCTGAACGGGTTGGCCGAGCGTTTCGCCGGCGGTCGGCTGAAGGCGGCCGACATGATCCGCATCATCGGCGCCGGCCTGCGCGGCGGCGGCAATCTCTATTCCGACGAGGATGTGGCTGAGGCCGATGTCGAGGGCGGCATCGGCGGCTATGCCGCGATCGTCGGCGATTTGCTGACGGCGACATTCTTGGGGGATGGCGCGGACGCCTCCGCGCGCCCCCTCTGGCCGCAGCGGGCGTGAAGACGACGGACAATGCGGGTGCCACGCCATTCCCCTGGGCGCGGGTTCTGCATGTCGGTCTCTGCCTGCTGCGGCTTCCCCCGCAATCCTTCTGGGCGATGACGCCCGTGGAGTTTCACGCGGCCGCCGGCGGGCTTTCGCCGCCGCGCGCCCCCGTATCCCGCGCCGATCTCGACGGGCTGATGGCGCGCTTTCCCGACAGCCGGGCAACATCCGAAGCGAGGAACGACCATGACCGATGACCAGGCCGACCTGTCGGCCATGACCGACGAAGCCGAAACGCTGCGGCGCGCGCTCGACGATCTCGAAGGCCGCTCGCGCTCCTTCGGCTCGGCGCTGTCGGGGGCGCTGCGAAGCGCGGTTACCGGCGGCAAGGGGCTGGACGACGTGCTGCGCGGGTTGGCCAATCGCATGACGGATATCGCGCTCTCGGCAGGCCTGAAGCCGCTGGAGACGATGATCTCGGGCGCCGCATCGAGCCTTTTCGGCGGCGCGGGAAAGCTGCTGCCCTTCGCCGATGGCGGTGTCGTGTCGCAGCCCACCTATTTCCCTCTCGGCGGCGACACGGGGTTGATGGGCGAGGCGGGCAGCGAGGCGATCCTGCCCTTGAAGCGTGGTGCCGACGGTTCGCTCGGCGTCGCCGCATCGGGTGCCGCGGCCGCACCGCAGATCGTCTTCAACGTCACCGCGACGGATGCGGAAAGCTTCCGCAAGAGCGAGGCGCAGATTTCCTCGATGCTGGCGCGCACCGCGATGCGCGGCCAGCGCAACCTGTGAGGGCTAGGCCAATATGACATCCGGTTTCCACGAGGCGCGCTTTCCGCTCCGCCTGTCGCTGTCGACGAGCGGCGGGCCGGTCAGGCGCACCGATATCGTCAATCTTTCCAACGGCCGCGAAAGCCGCAACAGCCGCTGGCGCGATGCGCGCCGCAGCTATGACGCCGGCTCCGGCCTGCGCTCGGTGGCGGATCTCTACGAGGTGCTGGAATTCTTCGAGGCGCGTAGCGGCGAGCTTTATGGCTTCCGCTTCCGCGACCCGGTCGACTGGACCTCGACCCGGCCGGGTGCCGAGATCGGACCGGGCGACCAGCCGATCGGGATCGGCGACGGCGTGACCGCCGCTTTCCCGCTCGTCAAGACCTATGGCGATGCCGGGGCCAGAGCCACGCGGCGGATCGCCAAGCCCGTCGAGGGCTCGGTCGTCGTCGCGGTGGATGGCGTGCCGCGGCCGGCATCCGCCTTCGCCTGCGATGTCGCGACCGGCATCGTCACTTTCGCGGTAGATGCCGTTCCGCAACAGGGCGCGTCGGTGACGGCGGGGTTCCAGTTCGACGTGCCGGTACGCTTTGCGACCGGGCGCATCGACGTCAACCTCTCGGCCTTCAACGCCGGGCGCATTCCCAGCATTCCGCTGATGGAGATCGTGCCATGAGGCATATTCCGCAAGCGCTTCAGGCGCATCTTTCGGGCGACGCCACCACGGTATGCCGGGCCTGGCGGGTGACGCGTCGCGATGGCGTCGTGCTTGGGTTCACCGAACACGATCGCGACCTGACGTTTTCGGGCACCACCTTCCTGGCGGCGAGCGGCTTTTCCGCCAGTGCCGCGGAAGAGGAAGCGGGCCTGCCCGCCGCCACCAGCGATGTCGCCGGCGGATTCTCCAGCGCGGCGATCACCGAGGACGACCTCAAGCGCGGCCGCTACGACGGTGCTCGCGTCGAGGTCCTTCTCGTCAACTGGGCGGAACCCGACCAGCATATGCTGCTGAAGCTTCAGGAAATCGGTGACGTCACGCGCGACGCGGGCAAGTTCCAGGCGGAACTGCGCAGCTTCGCCAGCCGCCTCGACGAGCCGCAGGGGCGCGTCTACGGCAGGCGCTGCGACGCCACGCTTGGCGACGGCAGATGCGGCGTCGATCTCCTGGCGCCCGGCATGCGCGCCGAAGGCGTCGTGGTCTCGGTGCCGGATGCCAGCCGGCTCCTGCTCTCGGGTATCAGGGCCGTGCCCGACGGCTTCTTCCGGTTCGGCGTACTGAGTTTTATCGACGGCGGCAATCACGGCCAGCGGCTGGAGATCGAGACGCATGCGGTGAAGGACGATCTCCTGGAGGTGACGCTCTGGCTACCGCTCGAGGCGACGCCACGGGCGGGCGATCGCGTCGTGCTCACGGCGGGCTGCGACAAGGCCTTCTCGACCTGCCGGGCAAAGTTCGCCAACCATCTGAACTTTCGCGGCTTCCCGCACATCCCCGGCACCGATTTCGCCTACACCTACGCCGATGGCGAGAGCCTTCACGACGGGAGCGCGCTGTTCAAATGACCGATATCGCGAGCACCGGCATCGCCAACGACGTGCTGCGGCTGGCCGAAGGCTGGATCGACACGCCCTACAGGCATCAGGCCTCGCTGAAGGGCGTCGGCTGCGATTGTCTCGGGCTCATCAGGGGCATCTGGCGCGAGCTTTACGGACAGGAGCCGGAGCGCCCGCCGCCCTATGCGCCCGATTGGGCCGAGCGTGGCGGCGGGGATCGGCTGATGGAGGCGGCACTCCGGCATTTCGGCCCGCCACTGCCGCTTGTCGAGGCGAGGCCGGGTGACGTGCTTCTGTTTCGCTGGCGCCCGCAGCTGGCCGCCAAGCATGCTGGCATCCTCTGCGGCGAGCGGCGGTTCATCCATGCCTACGAGCAGGCGGCGGTGGTGACCTCGCCGCTGGTGCCGAGCTGGCGCCGGCGCATCTCGGGCGTCTTTCGTTTTCCGGAGAGGTAGAGAAAAATGGCAACGCTTCTCTTCCAGGCGGCCGGCGCGGCACTCGGCGGCGTCTTCGGCCCTGTCGGCGCCATCATCGGCCGCGCGGCGGGCGCTCTTGCCGGCAGCGTCGTCGACAAAGCGCTGATCAACGGCCGCTCCACCGTGCGCGGCGCCCGCCTGTCGAGCGCCCGCATTCCCGGCGCCGACGAGGGCACGGCGGTCAACCGCGTCTATGGCAGCGTCCGCGTCGGCGGCACGCTGATCTGGGCGACGCGTTTCGAGGAGGAGGTGACGACCGAGCGGCAGGGCGGCAAGGCCACCGGCGGCACCCGGGTCGAGAGCTTCCGCTACTTCGCCAATCTCGCGGTCGGGCTCGCCGAAGGGCCGATCGGGCACGTCAGGCGCGTCTGGGCCGATGGCAAGGAACTCGACCTGACGGGGATCGAGATGCGTGTCTACCGTGGCGACGAGGCGCAGCTGCCCGATCCGCTGGTCGAGGCCAAGCAGGGTGCGGGCAACGCGCCCGCCTATCGCGGTCTTGCCTATGTCGTCTTCGAACGGCTGCCGCTGGATGCCTACGGAAACCGCATTCCGCTGCTGCAGTTCGAGGTCGTGCGATCGGTCGGCGAACTGGAAAATGAGATCAGGGCCGTCTGCATCATCCCCGGCGCCACCGAGCACGGCTACCAGCTTGCCCAGGTCTCGGAAAGCCTCGGTGCCGGCAGTGCCCGCATTCTCAACCGCAACAGCCTGCGCGGCGCAAGCGATTGGGATATCTCGATCGACGAACTGATGGCGCTCTGCCCCAATCTCGAACGCGTGGCGCTCGTCGTCTCCTGGTTCGGGACCGATCTGCGCGCCGGCCAATGCCGTGTCGTGCCCGGCGTCGAGGTTTCGAGCCGCGCGGAGGAAAGCGCACCGTGGTCCGTCTCCGGCGTCACGCGCGCCGCCGCCCGTCTCGTCAGCCGCAGCAATGGCGGCCCGGCCTATGGCGGCACGCCCGATGATGCCAGCGTGCTCTCGGCGATCGCCGATCTCAAGGCGCGGGGCCTTCAGGTCTATCTCTATCCCTTCGTGATGATGGACATTCCCGCCGACAACGCGCTCGCCGATCCCTATGGCGGCGCGCGTCAGGCGTCCTATCCCTGGCGCGGCCGCATCACCTGCGACCCGGCGCCGGGGCGACAAGGCAGCGCCGACCGTACGGCGGTCGCGCGCGGCCAGGTGCAGGCCTTCGCCGGCAATGCGCGGGCAAGCGATTTCACGATCGCGGGCGGCGATGTGACCTATCCCGGCGGCGAGCAGAGCTACCGGCGCTTCATCCTGCACTACGCGCAGCTGGCGCGTCTCGCCGGCGGCGTCGACGGCTTCCTGATCGGCTCCGAGCTGCGCGGCCTGACGCAGCTGCGCGACGGCGCGGATGCCTTTCCCTTCGTCGAGGCGCTGGTGCGGCTGGCGGCCGATGTCAGGGCGCTGTTGCCTTCAAGCAAGATCACCTATGGCGCCGACTGGAGCGAGTATTTCGGCTATCACCCGGCGGATGGCAGCGGCGACGTCTATTTCCATCTCGACCCGCTCTGGGCCTCGCCCGCGATCGATGCCGTCGGGATCGACAACTACATGCCGCTCGCCGACTGGCGCGACGGCGATCTGGCCAGCGCCAATCCCGACGGCTTCCGCCTTGCCGACGATCGAAACGCCTTGATGGCGGCGATAAGCGCGGGCGAGGGCTTCGACTGGTATTACCAGGATGGCGATGCCCGCGAAGCCCGGCAGCGCAGCCCGATCACCGATGGTCTGGCCGGCAAGCCCTGGGTTTTCCGCTACAAGGATATCGCCGCCTGGTGGGCCAATCCGCATTACGAGCGCATCGGCGGCGCCGAGCGCGGTCAGCCGACGGCCTGGGTAGCATCGTCGAAGCCGGTCTGGTTCACCGAACTCGGCTGCGGCGCCGTCGACAAGGGCGCCAACCAGCCCAATGTCTTCGCCGACCCGAAGTCGGCCGAAAGCGGGGCGCCGTATTTTTCGACCGGCATGCGCGCGGACAGCATGCAGCGCCGGTTCATCGAGGCGCACCATCTGCGGTGGGCCGGCGAGGATGCGCCTGCCGGCATGGTCGATCCCTCGCATCTCTTCGTCTGGTGCTGGGACGCGCGGCCATTCCCGGCCTTTCCGCTGTCGACGGATATCTGGTCGGACGGAAACAACTGGCGCACCGGGCACTGGTTGAACGGCAGGCTGGGGGCCGGCACCTTGGCCGACGTCATGGCGGCGGTGCTGCGCGACCATGGCTTTTCGGACTTCGACATCTCCGAGGTGAGCGGCGACCTGATCGGCTACGTCAAGGGCGAGCTCGGTTCCGCCCGCGACCTGATCGAGCCGCTGCTGCAGGCATTCCAGATCGATGTCTTCGAGGATGCCGGCCTCCTGCGTTTCCGCTCGCGGGCCCGCGCCAGCATGCCGGCGCTGGCGATCACAACGCTTGTCGACAGGGAGGGTGAGCCGCTGTGGCAGGAGACCCGCGGCCACGACAGCGATTTCGCCGCCGAGGCGGTGATGACCTTCTACAATCCCGATCTCGATTACGAGCAGGCAAGCGCCCGCTCGCACCGCGCCGGGCAGGCGACGAGCCGGCTGATCAAGCAGGATCTGCCGGCCGTTCTCGCCGAGGAAACGGCGCTCCATGCGGCCGAGGCGCTGTTGCGCGACAATCGCATCGCCCGCCGCTCGCTGCGCTTCTCGCTGGCGCCGGGCCGGCTGGATGTGCAGCCGGGCGATGTCGTCTCGCTGACCGATGGCCCCGATGGCCGCTTCCTGGTGTCGCGCATCGAGGATGGCGATGCGCGCCGGATCGAGGCGCGGGCGTTTGCGCCGTCCGCTGGCGGCGCGCCGCCGGCCATGACCGACGGCCGCAATGGCGGCGGCACCGCGTCGAATTTGTTCAAGCCCGTCGTGCACCTCATGGATCTCCCGGGTTTCGACGGCGAGGCTGCGACGAGCTTCGCGCGTGGCGGGGTCTTCGCCAAGCCGTGGCGCACGGTCGGCCTGTCGTCGTCGGCGACGACGGAGGGATATCGGGGCAGGGCGCTCTTCGACCGTCCGGCAACCACGGGAACGCTTGTGGCTGCACTTGCGCCCGGTGTCACCGGCCGCCTCGACTGGTCGCAGGCGCTGACCGTCGATCTCGCTTACGGCGAACTGTCCTCGGCGGCCGGGATATCGGTGCTGAACGGCGCCAATCGGCTGGCCGTGCGCTCAGTGAGCGGCGTCTGGGAAATCCTGTCCTTCCTGCACGCCGACGAGATCGCGGCCGGCCGCTGGCGGCTGAGAGGATTGCTGCGCGCGCTTGCCGGCACCGAGGACGCGATGGTCTCAGGCCTTTCCGAGGGTGCCGCGGTCGTGCTGCTCGACGAGGCGGTCAAACCGCTCGGTCTGCGTGGCGACGAGGCCGGCCTGTCGCTCAACTGGATCGCCGAGGCGGCCGGTTCGCTTGCGATGGCGGGGCCGTTCACGTTCGCGGGCGGCCTCAGGGCCGAGACACCCCTCGCTCCGGTTCACCTGCGCTGCCAACGCACCGAAGCCGGCGATGCCCGGATTTCGTGGACACGGCGCGGACGCGACAATGCCGACAGCTGGACCGGCGCCGACATTCCCCTCGACGAACCCTTCGAGCGCTACCGGGTCGAGGTGCTGGACGGTGCCGACGCCGTGATCCGGGCGGCGGAGGTCGGGACGCCGGAATGGACCTATCCGCTCGCCGACGAGGTGCTCGATTTCGGCGGGCGGCGGACGAGCCTCGCGGTCGGCATTCGCCAGATCGGCGAGCGCGTGCCGCTTGGGCTGCCCGCGCGGGCGATCTTTCAGACATGACATTTCAACGGAAGGAGAAGCACGATGCCTGAATTGAAAAACTGGTACAGCTCGAAGACGATATGGGGCGCCGTCGTTGCGATGATCGCTTCGGCTTTGCACTTTACGGGTGTGGACATCGCGACCGCCGATCGTGGCGAGATCGTCGATGCGATCGTCAATATCGCGGGCGCGCTGGGTGGCTTGCTGGCGGTCTACGGGCGGGTGACCGCGACATCGGTGATCAAACCGAAAACGTGAATCGGATGGGCGCGCGGCGGCGGGCGCGCTGCCGCCGACCGTGCCTTTCCGGCCACAGCAACGGTCCCAGCTGCCTTGCCGCCCGCGCGCGGCCCCCCTGAAAAGCCCCGGATTACAGTGCATTCATTTGCCATTCAGGTCTCCTGAGTACATAGTCAGGTCAAGTTGGTATCCATTGAAAGCATAGCACATGGCCTCTCCTATGAGCGTCGCAGCCTTGGCCGTTTGGCTGACGGTACCGTCGCCCTCACCGGATAATCCGCGCAACCTTTTGGTGCGCGTAGCAGGCGATTGCAGTGAAGCCGCCCAGCAGGTCGTGGATAAGACCGGGGGGCAGCTGCTCTCCGTTCAGCCCTCCGGCGACAGTTGCATCATCACCGTGCTCGTCCAGGGCAACGGCCAGCGACCGCGTAAAGTGACCGTCAAGGTTCCGATGTAG